ACCCAATGTTGTTAGGGGTGAAAGTGATATTGATGATGTCACCAATCTCCAACCCCAAACAGGTTGCCTTATTGCTTGCACCCACAGTGTCCAGGTTCACCCTGATGGTTTCAAACCTGTACTCAGGGTCCCCATACTTTTGCACAAGGAAGTTAGCGAGGTTCTGCAACTGCAAATCTGTGGAAACGAGGGTGTCAAGTTCCACACTGGTCACACCGTAAGCGGTTTGGGATCTGCTGTTGTTAGCTGTTGCTGTGCCTGCATTGCTGGTAACAATCGCCTGGTTATAGAGAAGCTCAGAGCCATAGTTCACTGCAGTCAAAGTGAAGGGAATACCTGTGCCATCATCAGCGAAATCTACGACACTAGCAGTGGTGGGTGTGGCATCGAGACGATCCCTGAAAACCAGGTCACCAGTCTTGCTCACAAACAGGAGCCCCTGCTCACTCTCAGCAACCTTCTGCAGATAGGTCAGCGCGTTACCCTCGAACACATCAGCACCCAAAGTGCTCACACCATTATCAATGTTGCGCTTAGCTGAGGGCCAATCCACAGACTCCATATCCAGAACAGCGTTCACACGCGCCCCAGACAGTTGCTGTGTAGCAGTCCCAGCAGTCAGCACCTGCCTTGCAAGCAAAGTGAACTCATCAGTAGCCTGAATCTCAGCCCTAGAATCCCCATCAGGAGTGTAAGAATAATTCCAGTCATCAATCGTGGTGGTGATAGTACGCACACCATCTACAGTCACACGCACCGCACGCCTAGGAACAATAGCCCCAGCGAAAGGTGAGCTCGCATAGTTAGGGTCAAAAGCGCGATCATCGTTATTGAGAATCACATTCAGGCTGCCAGAGTTGAACCTGTCAAGGTCCCTGTTCTTACCGCGATCAGTGCTCAAAGTGATAACCCTGTCAGTGATGTCCTTGAACACAACACCACCCAAAGTGTAAACAGTATTATCCAACACACCAGCCACAGGGTCATCCAGGATGAACCCCTCAACAGCTCCCAGCTCTACAACTGTTGCCATTAGGCTCTCGCAAACACAGGGCCAGAGGTGCGCTCATACCGTTTGATAGCTGTGACAATCTGCTCACCAATCTGAGCACCGTTAGCACCCATCCCAGCGTTCACAGTGATACTGATTTTCGCGCCCCCACCCATCTGATTGTTAGGGATGATAGTGCCACCCCCACTGGAGGGGACAAACAGCTCAGGTCCCATCTCACCTACCAGATAGCCACGCCCTGAGGAGACAGGACCACCGCCAGCCCTTCGAGGGAGCCTGAGAGTTTCTAGTTTCTGAGTTTCAGCACCAAGTACAGCTCCTCTAATAGCAGCACCAATATCAGCACCAAGCCCATAAGATCCAATGCCTCTAACATCCTCAAACAGTTGCTGCAACTGCTCAGCCGTTGTGGTCCCACCCTTACCCTGGAGCAGATTGATAGTGTCATTGATGATACCCAGAGCAGTACCAATGTTCTCTAGGTTTCTTCCAAGCTGTCCCAGCCCATTCAGGATGCTCTCCCTGGTCAAGTCTGCAAGGAACTGTCCAACCCCAGAATCCACAAACCTGTTAGCCTCAAAAGCGATGGCACCAAACCCTGCAGAGATAGTAGCCATGCCCTCTTGGAAACGCTCATCCTCAAAGATTGACTTGACAAAAGGCAACACATCTTCAGCGAGCAGGTTTTCAATACCGCCAACGATTTTGTCAATGGACTCAAAGATTGCAATGAACCCCTGCTCAATAGGTTCCTTGTTCTCAGTCATCCAGTTTGAGAAGTCATCTAGGCGAGGATTGATGTTCTCTAGCAGCGCATCACCAATAGGGATAAGAGACGCACGCGCTGTCTCCATAGCCACAGCAAACTTATTCTCGGCAGTATCCTGAGTGATTTGCAGAGCCTCATTGAGCACGCCAGTATCATCAGCCATGAGTTTGAATAGCTCGCGGTTGTCATCTACGCTCGCACCCATCAGGTCTAAGACACCAGACAGTGCGCGAATGTTTCCAAAGACTTCTGTAGTGGCCTCGATGTTTCCATCAAACGCATCAGTCAAGGTTTCAAGGGTTGCAAACAGTCCTTCATCCTTGATTTGTTGTCTCAAACCCTCAGCAGATAGTCCCATGCGATCAAGCGCTTTATCAGCCTCATTGGTGGGCTTCGCAATCGTGGCTAGAATCTGCCTCAACTGTGTCGCAGCAGTGCTGGCATCAGTACCAGTCTTTGACATACCAGCCATTGCAGCGCCCACCTCAGCGAACGACACACTGAGGTTAGAAGCAAGTGGGAGCACCATGCCCATAGAGCCAGCGAGCTCCTCAGGAGCAAGCTTTCCAAGTCGCACAGCCTCAGCCAAAACATCTACCGCTTCAGCACCACCCAGAGTGGACTCACCGTAAGCGTTCACCGCTGAGGTTGCAAGATCCGCAATGGTCTTGGTGTCACCCAAACCAATAGCAGCACCCTTCAGTGAAGCCTCAAGAACCTCTGTAGCCCCAGCACCACGCAAACCAGCAGAGGTAATAAAGAACAGCGCATCCGCTGCCTCATTAGCGCTCACACCAAACTGAGGACCTAAGCGCCTCGCAGCTTCCTGCAGTTCCCCAATCTCATCAGCGGTAACACCCACCAAACCCTGAATCTTAGAAAAGCTAGACTCAAACTGTGCAGCCTCACGCACAGAAGCAACACCCACAGCAGCGATAGCACCGGCAGCAATCCTGCCCACATCCACTGCAAAGTTCTGGAAGTTAGCAAGAGCGCGAGTGGCATTGTTCAAACCCTTAGGGTCAAACTTTGTTACCAGTGGGATAAAGATAGCCATTAGAATCCTGCCTTACGCATTGCTAGTTCTCTGCTCGCATCTGTCATAAACTTCTTGATTGCTCTCTCACCAATACCCTCAATCTGAGGGTAACGCTTCACTGCTGAATCGTAGGCAAAGTATCCACCGCGCCCCCTGATTGGCTTATACGCCCTAATGCCTTTATTGAAAGCCTGCCCCTGACCATTTATTCTGTGTTGCAGACCAGGGTATCCACCACGCTCATAGACTTTCGAGAATCGAGCTCCTGGCCTCTTAGAGGATCCTGCAAGCTCAGCGTAATCAAAACCAATACCGCCACCAGCGCGAGTCCCCCCAGTGAACTTCATTGCAAGTAAGCGACTAGCGCCACCGCGAGCGCGCCCAGGAGTAAACGACACAGAGGAACGCACAGTCCCAGTCCATCGAGTCACACCGTTATGGTTCATCCCAGACAGAGGAGCCTGCTCAGGGACATCCCCAGCAATAGCCTTAGCTATAGGATTGATGCTCCCACGCATCTCAGCTCTCAACTTATTCAGAGCTTTCCTGTCAAGATTTCTGAGCTCTTTAGTCACATCAGCGACACCCTCAACGCGCATCTGAGTAGAAAGCAAAGCAGACTCCAATCCTGCCTTCTATTCTATCGCCTACGCTTACGCGGTCTCTGAGCTGCTTTAGCCTTAGCCTCCAGCACCCTCTGAATAGTGAACAACATGCGAGGGTGCAAGTCAGCAAGATCCTGTGGGCTGATACCAGTCTCCACAGCAATCTGTGCAATCATCCAGTGAGCTGAGGAATCCCCCAGCCCCTTGATTATTTTGGGGAGCCTGCCTCAACGCCTTCCACAGACTCAACCCACTTAGGGAACGCATCTTTGGTTTCCCCAGTGCGCTTCAGCACATGCCAGCCAAGCCACAACAGGTGTGTGATTTTCATGTCCTGGTTGAGGCGTGACACAGACAGATCGTATTCTGCCTCGAAAGCCACAAGGTCAGCAGCAATACCAGTGACCTCTTTGGAAGTACCGTCAAGGAAAGTGATTAGGAGCGTAAAGTTCATGCTCCAGATACTACCCTAATTTAGGCAGTACCGCGTGTGATTGCACCATCCACAGGCCAGGTAACATCCATAGTTGCCAGGTCTCCCACATTGCTTGCGAAAGGCGTGCTCTGCACAACCAGCGCGTTGAAGCTGTAGGAAGGGTTAGTGGCTGATACTGCACTGCTAGTGGGCTTCAGCACGATGGCAACAGTGCCACCAAGGTTGCTCCAGATTGTGCTGTCCACACTGCCTGAGGCGAAATCCTGGTGCAGAGAGATCGTCACGCTGGAGTCCTGCAGACCGCCAATGTATCGGCGTGCTGAGTCACCAAACGCTGTAATCTCAAGCTGTTCCCTAGAAACATCGAGGGTGACCGCAGCGATGCTGTCGCTGAAATCTGTACCTGCAATGCTGATGTCAAAATCAGTAGCTGCGAACTTCACAGTTTCTCCTAATCCGCGTAAACGATGGCAGAAAACTCAGCTGCCAAGTATTGTTGCTCTCCTAATGTTATCGCACCAATGTTAGTCATCTCCTGGAGTCTGACATCGTATGCGCTACCACTAAGAGTCTTATCTGACTGCAATGCAGCCTTCACGCCACCAGCACCTGTGGAGGCGTAAGCGTTCAACCTGGTTTGTGCAGTGCGCTCAGAAACGCGCCCCACAATCACAGTAATAGTGAAAGTATAAATAACCATCCCACCCTGGAACGCCTGATCGTATTGCACATTGTTTAGCTGTACGACAGCGATAGGTGGGGAAGGGTTGTCAGGGAGCTCAGCGCTAGTCCTCAGCCCACTAATCGTTGCAAGGTTAGTTGCAATCCCATCCCTAATATCTGAGATGCTCACGCGAACGCCATTTTCCTGAAGGGCATGAGGAGCTTCTCAACATCAGGATCCACGCGACCCACACGCATCACACCCAAATCTCCAAAGCCCATCACACCAGTAGGACTGTCGTAACGCTTGAACTGTCTCATCGAAAGAATGATGCACGCCTGCTTCACTGCTGTAGGGATAGAAGCCCAGCCCCACACACCATTGATCTGAATGGATGCCTCATTAGCGTTCACATTGCGTGGTTCGTAAATGGGGAACAGATACTCACCAGTAGCGCGTACCTGTGTGTAAGGGGTGCTGATACCACCAGCGATACCGTTGAGAGGGTTGAGCTGGTAGTCAGTTGTCTCCCAGGTCACATCGAACACACCGTCACCATCAGAGTCTGTCTTGAGAGTAGTGATGGATTGCAGGTCATCCACATCCACACTGAAAACATCTGTGGGCCTGTAAATGCGTGTCGCTGTCGAGCTGGTAAACACACGCTCGCACCAGCCGTCAATCTCGCGCGAAGCAGCCTCAATGCTTATCTCAAGCAGGCTGTCATCCACATTGTCTGTAATCCTGAGCGCTGCTTTCACATCGGAAAGAGTCGCGTACCCATCTGTAATCGCCACTAGAAACCTCCAGCTCCTAGTTTACCGCCCA